TGGATGGTACTCATACAATATTGGTTCATATGCGTCTTCATGCCGATCGCTTTGACGAGTTTCATTGCCCGACCAAAACCATCTTTGGTGTGAATATGATGAACTTGAACAAGTTTCTCAAGGGAATTACCAGTGATGATCATTTGGTGATGTATCAAAGTCGCGCCAACCAGAGCAAATTGAATTTGATCAAGTTGAATGGAGAAAAACAGATGAGTACCGATATGGATCTGAATCTCATGGAATTGGATATTAAGCCGATTGAGATTCCTCCGGTGCATTTTCCCAGCATTATTACTATGCCAAGCTCCGACTTTCAGAAGATCATTAAGGAGCTCAGTCCGCTAGGAGAAAAGGTAGAAATCAAATCCGCCGAACATGAGTTGATCTTTCGTCTGGAAGGAGGAGAGTTTGGAAATGTGTCCACTACCTGTGTTATGCCACATGCATCTCCTGAAATCGTGCAAGGATATTTTGGGTTGAAGCAGTTAGCACTCTTTACCAAACTAACGCCTCTTTCGACCGATATCACCCTTCATTTGAAGAATAACTATCCGATCATTATTGAATACTCCGTGGCAGGATTGGGAGAGGTGAAACTTGCCTTAGCACCGAGTCCCAGGAATGATTCAGGATTATCGCATTCCTAAATAAGGATGACTGATCGTAGTACATCGAATGGAGTAGATCCTACACATTCTCATTCAGCTTATAGCTGTAGAAGTACATTTAAAAAATTTGCACAGACTGTAAATCATTATTTTGAAAAGAATCTATGTGTAGATGCATTAGGATTTATAAGAAATTGTATCAATGTACGATTTCATGACTATATAAGAAATAACTACTCGTTAAGCAACGCGAAGATTGTTGAACTAGATGGAATTGATAATTATGCAACATATACAACACCGCCAAATAGTGCAAATACTTCAGAGCCTGAACAAAAACGTATACTTCATTTGAAAATTATTGATGCACTAAGAGCATTATATTTTATGATCAAATTATATTCTCAATCCAGAAATTGTAAACATATGAGAGTACGGTTTATTCTTGAGGGAGATTTACCAACAACACCTGTAGGTACAGCTGAAACAGATAAAGATATCATATATGCCGTATTTAATACACTAAATCGTAGTGCAACTGCTGATTCAAATGATAAATTTTCATTATATTTTCAGAATATTTTTCAAACAGAAAAAACTGTTATGTATACGAAGAAAGCTTATATAACTCCTGAAAATGATCCATTTCGTGAAACATCTATCCTACCAAAACTATATGATCCTGCTAAATTTACAACTGGTACTTCTGCTGCTACTACTCCTAGTGTCTATGAGTGTGGTGCATTAATCCTTGGAATAAAACTAGAATCTAATAGCAGTAGTAGCGCTGCAGCAGAGGCAGTTGCCACCGCAGAGGCAGTTGCCACCCCAACACGTCCAGAGGGGGGAGGTGGTAGTGCACCACAGAAAAAAATCGTTAGGAGTACAGAGAGTACGCTAAATGCAACTTTAAATAGATTGGCAAAAGAGTCAAAACAAACTGGACAAAAAATTAAACAAGAACAAGCAGTATTAAAAGAGAGTGAAAAACAAGAAATAGCAAGAATATTAAAAGACGAAACGCGGCAAATGAATCTAATGTTAGAAAATGAAAAAAAGTATATGCGAACTGCATTTAAATTGTTTATTATTCCAAAACAAATAATATTAAATGAAACAGGAATTAAAATAGCAGATGGAATTACAGTTCAATCATCTTTGGATGATCAAGAAGTTGGTTGTGCCATGTTTATTAACTCGGATGAAATAACGACATACTTACGAAAAACAAGTGAAAAAGATACAAAAGATACATGGAAATTTTTTACAGTAAAGGATAACATAGACCAATCCAAGTTAGAATTGTTTTTGAAAAATACAACACCATATGTAAAGACTATTCTTGATAGAAGATTAACTGATTTATTTCGTAGAAAATTATTATGTCCTCATACGCTTAAGAATGATATTGATAAAAATACATCAATTCCATTGATATCAGCGTTTCGATTTACTGAAGGTCATACAATAGATATTGATAAATCTATGGGTATAGATATAGATCCCAGATGTAAACTTATAACAATGGAGACATATCCAAATGTTGCATTAATTAATAGTAAGCCTATTGGCTTAGTAGGCTTAGTAAGAAAGTCTGGTACAGAAAATATATGGATATACAATGCAAGTACACAGACGAAGGATCTATATGATATATTCTATCAATATATTACGCATTTAATAAGATGTGGTAAAACCCTTTTTTACATTGATGATGTTATATGCAATGGTCGTGAACCACCAGAAGTAGATACAAGTAGTAGCGCGGCAGGCATTGAAGGCAGTAGCAGTGCAGCATCATCAGCACCTGCCAAAAAACCAGAAGGGGGTGGTGGCAGTCTTGGAGGGGCACGCAAAACAAGACGCAGGCGATCAACCCGATCACGAGGTTCTCGAAGATATCGACGCCGTTCCTAACCCTTATAAAAATTGATACTTAAACAAAAAACAATCTTTATCCTATATATAAAATGGAATCAGTCTCCGCATCGATTCCATCGTTTGTTGGCTCATGGAAATTATATTTTCATGACCCATCAAATCCTAATTGGCAAGAAAAGGATTATATCCTTCTTGCTACCATCACCTCCTGGGAAACATATTGGTATGTAATGAATGCCTTTACAGATTCTCAGTTTGAACAAGGAGGACTCTTTCTTATGAAAGAGGGATATCCTCCTCTGTACGAACATTATGTGAATAAGAAAGGTGGTACCTATCAGATTCAGATTAGTGCCACAGATGAGTATCGAAAGATCTTTGAGACATACAGTATTGCAATGATTCAGGAATTAATTTCCAAAGATTCCAAAAATAAAATTGTAGGAGTCTCCATTGCCTTAAAACGTGGATTTTATATATTAAAACTTTGGAATATTGATGCAAAAGAATTTACACGCATTGAAGATATTCACAATTATGCAAAAGCAACATCCTCTATTCTATATGAACCAAATATTAGTAAGTCATGGTAACTTCCTCAGCCGTATTTTTTGTAGCATGAACAACCGTTCCATATGCAAAAACACGCTGATGAATGAGTCCCCATAGGGTAACAAGAGATTGAAGAGATGGTTCTACACTTCCTACCCATCGTAATGATTGAATCCAATCGCTAAGATCCTCGCCTTCCAGTTCCACTGCAATATAAGAGATTCGTTTTGGTCGAGATGTAGAAACAGATTGTTGTAATACAAACGTATCTGGTATATATTCATAATAAGTTCCAAGAAAGGAACTAGGAAGGGTAAGGGTGGAAGGAACAACACGTCCATCCGATAGAATATAATAGGATTGAGGGAGCGGTCCTAACCACGTGCGTGCTTTATTCAGACCTATTTCATAGATGGAAGAACAATAATTTGTTATTCTTCCATACCAAATTACGCAAAAGACAGCATAGTCCATGATATACACATTATTCAATTGATTCGTTTTAAGCAGAGGGTTGTTTTCGTTTTCTTATTTTTTTAGCAGGAGCTGATTGATACACGGGTTCCACTGGAAATAAATCAGGTATTATGGGTGCTACCACAGGTGCTACAACTGGTTCTATCACTGGTTCTATCACTGGTTCTATCACTGGTTCTATCACTGGTGCTACAATTGGTTCTGGAATAGGAGTAATCACTGGTGCTACAACTGGTTCTATGACTGGTTCTGGAATAGGAGTAATCACTAGAATGGGTTCGGGCTGCAGCAGCCTTCCCGTCAGCTCCACTGACGGGAAGGCTGCTACTGCCATCCCCTGCAATGCGGGGGATGGCTGCAGCAGCTTCTCCACTGGAGCAGCTGCTTGTACGGTTTTTCGTAAACGTGGAAGATTCCATCTTATGCGCGAGGTCATAGAATGGTTACTACGGTGGAATATTTTGTAAGGTAAACTATTCCTCGGAAGTCTTTCTTAATTGTAAAAAATCTACTTATCACGCTTGAATTTATTGGTCTCAGGATTAATGACTCCTACACGTTGGGTTCCTTCCTTGTCCTTGTAGACAATGTTGGTTTCAATATGTTTATAATGCATTCCATCCTTGAGAGGAAGTTCTTCATATTCTTCTTCTTCCTCTTCCTCAGGTTCCTCTTCCTCAGGTTCCTCCTCCTCTTCCTCTTCCTCTTCCTCTTCCTCCTCCTCTTCCTCTTCCTCTTCCTCTTCCTCTTCAGGTTCAGTCGTTGATTCAGGCTTTTTTATAGCAGGGGTAGGAATCGGAGTGGGACTAAGAGTGGGAGTGGGAATGGGAGCAGGATCTGCTTTGGTCACATGGACGGTTGATTTTCCAATCCCATACAAATCTTCAGCATAATCAATATTGCTTAAATCTTCTATATTATCAGAATAATCTGTATAATAAGATTTATAAAATGGATAGGATTCTTTTATAGTAGGATTCGGACGAATATTTAATATAGGAGGAGATGCTTCACGTCGTTCCTTTGTTAATTCTTTTCCCATAACTTGAGTCGTTAGTTCATTCATAAATTGTTTTCCCAAAGAACTTTCATTTGCTTGGGGAGATTGCTGTTTCATCACCACAGATAGAAGTGATTCAAAATAGGGAAATGCTTTTTCACTCTTTTCTGGAGGAACCAGAAGGGCAAGGTTCAGAAGATCTTTCATTGAATGCTCCATTCTAAATAGTGTATATACCATAGCCACTATTTAGATGAGTATTATCAATTTTTTACATATATTTATTTTTCAATGGTTGTAATACGCATTGCCCATTCAACCGAGGCTTCCTTTGTTTTCACCGGCTTAGATCGTCTAAGACGTAATCCTTGTGCGCCTGGAGCATTATACTTATGAGAAATATCATTCTTATTTGAGAAATTCTTTAAATTCTGATCATAAAAATCAATTGGTTTGGTATCCATGATTTGAATGATAGAGACCATAGGAGGTGCCATCACATCAATACGTAATTTTCGTTCATGAAGAATAGCTCGATATTCTCCAATCTCCATACATCCTCCAAACATACGAAGCACCTCACGAGGAGGAGCCGGTCGAATTCCTCGTGGACTTCCAACAGGAAGTTCTGCATCCTGTCCATATAATGTATTTAAGAGAGCATATCGTTCCCACTGAATATGGGAATCAATACTTTCTTTAAAGAGATATGCAGTAGCACATTCAGGAGAACAAAAATTTCCATACATATGCCATACTTCATCCAAGATATGCGCTGGAATCGCACAAGGAGGACATTCAAAGGAATAACAACACCAAAAACAAACGATCTCTGTCTTTTGAGGAAGTTGTTGCAATCGATTACTTTCCTGATACTGTACCATCAGCTTTTCACTGTAATGAGAGGGAGTTCGTGATTTTACAACAGGAGGTTCCTTCTTAGGAGGTTCTTCAATAGATAAGGTAGGCGTAAGTGTGGATGCAGTAGACGCTTCTAAAAATGCATATTCAGAATTGGATTCTTCATACGGTGTAGGAATCTCTGGAACAGAGGGATCATACGTCATCATGGAAGGAGTCTTATCAAAAGTAATCTCCTCTGGTTTGATAGGAAGATGTACAATTAATGGTCGTTGCTCTCCTAAAAAGTTTCCAATGACTCCACTTGGTGTAACCGATGCTACAATGGGAGGTGTTTTCTTCGCACGCCCCTTGGCGGCTGTTCCAACAGATCCTTTCTTTCCCTTCTCCATTCTATAGTATAAGTCGTGGAATCTGGTTTAGGTGCGTTTGGCTCGCCGTGTCTTTCGTTTTACGACTGTAAACTCGCCTAATACTCTTAAAACTACAATTCGATAATTTCGAATGCGAAGTGTATATATGGATTCAATTCCCTCTAATGCATCCAATCGTGCCCAATTATAATTAAAGGGGAGTTTTAACACAATCCAAGTAGGTTTCCATGAGGCAGTTTTTTCTAATATAGAATCGCGTAAGAATACATCTATACGATGTGATCCTAAGGATAGATCCAAGTCTCGTTTTTCTTTATAATCGGGTCCTCCCCAGGGAGGATCTAGGTACACAATATCTGAAGGATATTCCTTGTAAAGTTTGGTTGTATCTCCTTCATGAAGATGCACATTTTTAAACTTATAAAGACTTACATTGTGTTCTAAGGCTTTAAAATTATCTGGATCTAATTCAATACTATGAACTGTTTGAAAGTTTAATCCAAATAGAATCGTATCTCCACCTATATTTCCTGTACCGTCTAAGATGGTGCGACTGTGAAGTGCTGGAATATGACGTTTTAGAAACTGAATTGTTTTTTCCCCATCCTCTCGTTTTGTATAGGAATATTTTCCTTCTTCCGTCAACTGTATGTCTTTCATATGTACACCTCGCTTGTATGGAAACAGCGGAAGCATTGTCAACCCTATATAGATATAAGAATTATTTATTTACGTAGAGTGGACAGGCGGATGAATATCTAACACCATACATCGGACAGACCCTCCTGACATCTGAGCAATAGATGTATCAATGGGATGTAGTTTTTTCTTTGTAATAGATTCCAGATGATGTGCTACATGCTTTGAAATTGTATGGGTAATCAATCGATCCCCATCTATAATTGTATTTAAACAGAATCGATCCTCCTTACATTCATCTTTTAAGATATGCACATGATCCTTTCCCAATGCCTCTTCCAATCGTTCAAGACTCCGTTTTGAAAAGGCGTCATCCTGTACAATGCAAGATGTTTGTGCATATTCTAACATAGCAATATCCGTGTGATAATAATAGGGAGATTCAATCGGTAAAACTAAAAGCTTTGGTGGAGGACGATCATAAGACGTATAAATCTCTTTCAACATCTGATTCAAGATTGTAAAGGTGCGACGGGTTGATCGATATCCATAGGTACATACCAAGAGTTTTCCATGATGAAACCATTTGGCTTCCGCTTGCCCTTCAAACACCTCTGACAAGGGAAATTGAATGGTTTTAATTCCTTCTTTCTTGCAGATCTCTTTGATATATTTTAGTTCACGACGTCGCTGCGCATATTTCATGCTTGGTAGAATTAACACTCGTTCTGGCAAGTTCATCAAACTAAGACCAGCATTTGCTGCAAAGACTAAATCTGGTACATCATCCTTTGTATGAAAGGTATAACTATGCACATTTTCTAAGGCATGTTCTAGAGTTCGATGATCTTTCATTAGTTTTGTTTTTGAAAATTCGGTAGTAGGAGCCATATATGGATTTTGATGAGCTTGTGATGGTTCAATTCGAAAGGTGGTCGGTCGAATTGTAATTCGATAGACCTTCTCCATCTCTACCTAGAGCAGCGACTCTTGATTGGGTTTAAATGAGTGCTCCGTGGACTGAAAAATATCGTCCGTTGCGTCTTCATGATGTGAAGGGACATCGACGCATTCGCCAACTCTTTGAACGAGCGGCGACTCATCAATGTCAACGTCTTCCCCCCCTTATTTTATATGGACCACCAGGAACAGGAAAAACATCCTTGGCACTTGCCTTAGCAGTAGAAACCTATCCAGGCATCCCCTCTCAACTCTCCTCTCTATACTTGAATGCATCCGATGAACGGTCGATTGAAGTGATTCGCGAACGAATTTTACAATTTACACATACTACCTGGCCGGGTGTTACACGTAAATTTGTCATCTTTGATGAAGTCGAAACTATGACAGAACCAGCACAAGTCTCTCTTCGTGCTCTCTTAGACGAAGTGGATGCAGAAGGACATCGCAGTTCTCCCCTTTATATGTTTTTATGCAATTCACTCTATCGTATTCATTCGTCGATTCGTTCACGCTGTGTCAGTCTCTTTTGTGGACATATTCCCATTAGTGCTGTTCGTGAAGCTCTCGTAACCATTCAAGAAACAGAAAAAGTACCGGTTCGAATTCCATCCGATACAACCTTTCGCCTTCAACGAGGGGATTTACGCTCCTTTGTCTCCGCAGTGCAAAGTGGAGGAGAATTAAATGTATGGGATCCTTGGCTTGATCGATTACTTGATGCTGGAAAAGAGAAATGTTCCGTCGGTGTATGGGACGAAGGACTCCGTCGTGCACCCTTTTCCACCCTTATGCGTCATATCTTTCTCTTTTTAGAACTCAAAGGGCTTCTTACATCAAAGATGACCTCCTTCGTCTCCTTGTGTGTCGAAGTGCAAGATGCCTCCATTGACTCTATTTTAACACAGATTCCACCGGCTTGGGAGGACTGCTTTTAAAATTGAGAACGGGTGCTTAAACGAGAACAGATTCTAAGAATCTTCAAATGGCAACAAAAGCTCCTGCCTACAAAAAGCTTACCCAGCGCGAGCATATCTTGCTCCGCTCAGGTATGTATATTGGATCGGTAGATCGCGTGAAGGAACCAAGATGGATGTATAATTCAGAGAAAGAAGAAATGATATGGGTAGAGGTCAGCCTCTCCCCTGGATTTCTGAAACTCTTTGATGAAATTCTGGTAAACGCATTAGACCATCGAATCCGTCAACAAGGATCTGCAGTTGCAGATGCTTTGCCAGTGAAACACATTGATGTCACCCTTACCCCTGAAAAAATTAGTATTAAGAATGATGGTGATGGAATCCCTGTTGATAAGCATGAAAGTGGAGTTTGGATTCCCCAAATGATCTTTGGTGAACTCCTTACCTCCTCCAATTACGATGAATCTGAAGAAAAAATTATTGGCGGGCTGAACGGTCTCGGCGGAAAACTTACAAATGTCTTCAGCAAAACATATACTCTTACCACAGTGGATCATCGTGCAAAGAAGAAGTATACACAGACCTGGCGTGAGAATATGAGTGTCTGTGATGCTCCTAAGATCACGGCTTCCACTGCAAAGCCATTTACGGAAGTGAGTTATGCTCCAGACCTGAGTCGATTTGGGATTACAGAAGGTGTGATTCCTGCTGAGATCCTTCGTGTTCTTGGAACTCGTGTAGCAGATGCTGCTATGTCCGCAGGGAAAGATTGCAAAGTCTCTCTCAACGGGGTTGTGCTAACTGCCAACACCTTTCCCAAATATATGAAATTATATCTGAAGGATACGGATGGTGCATCCTCTGCTGGCAGTGACGGAAAACGTATTGCCTATGAACAAGCCGGTGAACGATGGGAACTTGGAGCCATGTTGACCCGTGATTTACACGGAGAGATCAGTCCTGACCAACGTCATATTAGCTTCGTAAATGGAATCTATACCCGCAAGGGGGGCAAACACGTGGAATATGTATTACAAAAAGTATTAACTGCCTTTTGCGAGTATGCCAAGAAGAAAGCAAAATTAGAGATTACCCCTGGACTCCTGAAAGAGTCTGTCGTCTTATTTCTGAATGCTACCATTGTGAATCCCTCCTTTGATACGCAAACAAAAGAGACATTGACCACTCCCTCTACCAAGTTTGGATCCCTTCCTACGATCTCTGACAAGTTTATTGATTCATTAGGAAAGATTGGATTGCTTGAAGAAGCTAGAATTCTATTGGAAGCTAAAACGAAGAAAGATGCAAAACGAACGGATGGCAAGAAGCGTTCTACTGTTCGCGGCATTCCCAAACTAGAGGATGCTATCTGGGCAGGCGGAGCCCGTTCTGCCGATTGTACCCTTATCTTGACCGAGGGAGATTCCGCTGCTACCACCGCCATTAGCGGTCTGAAAGTGATTGGACGTGAACAATTTGGTGTCTTTCCCCTTAAAGGGAAGATATTGAATGTCAAAGATATTAGCGCTGCCAAGCGCATTGCCAATGAAGAATTAACCAATATTAATAAGATTCTAGGATTGGAGACTGGAAAGATTTATAAAAATCTATCAGAACTCCGCTACGGAAAGATTATGATTATGACGGATCAAGATGTGGACGGAAGTCACATCAAAGGATTGTTAATGAATTTATTCCATACCGACTGGCCTAGCTTGCTCAAGCTAGGATTCCTGCGCTGTATGATGACTCCCTTACTAAAAGCCAGTAAAGGAAGTACCACTCTTCCCTTCTATTCTGAACGAGAGTATGAAGCATGGAAGGAAGCCAATGATAGTCGTGGCTGGAAAACCAAGTATTACAAAGGATTGGGTACATCCACTGCCGAAGAAGCTCGTGAGTATTTCCGCATTATGCATACCGTCAAGTACGCCTGGGAAGAGAAAGACACAGATGAATCGATTGATCTTGCCTTTAATAAGAAACGAGCGGATGATCGCAAAACATGGTTAGCCACCTTCAGCCGCGATCGCTTCCTAGATGTTCCATTGGATGGTAGCGTCGGTTACAGCAAGTTTGTGAATGATGAATTAATTCATTTCAGTGTGGCGGACAATGTTCGCTCGCTTCCTCATGTGATGGACGGTTTGAAACCCTCCCAACGAAAGATTCTCTGGTCTGCATTAAAGCGCAACCTTGTTTCTGAAATTCGTGTAGCACAGCTTGCAGGGTATGTCTCTGAAACAGCTGCCTACCATCATGGCGAAGTATCGCTCCACGGAGCCATTATTGGAATGGCACAAACCTTTGTCGGTTCCAACAATTTGAATTTGTTGGTTCCTGCAGGTCAGTTTGGATCTCGTCTGATGGGTGGCAGTGATGCTGCTTCTCCAAGGTATATCCATACGTATCTGGAACCCATTCTGAAAGCGATTATAAAGAAAGAAGATGATCCTATCTTGAAACGAATGGATGATGATGGATTATTGGTAGAACCAGAAACCTATCTCCCTGTGGTTCCTCTATTATTAATCAATGGAGCCTTGGGAATTGGTACCGGCTATAGCACGACTGTTCCTCCCTTTCATCCCATGGAATTAGTGAAGGCATTACGTGCCAAGATTGCCAAGGAAAGTACACCTGCAGAACTAAATCCTTGGTGGTTTGGATTTCGCGGACCGGTCACAAAAACTGCCGAACATACCTATGTGACCAAAGGGCTCTATGAATTTACAGATGAAGAAGCCCATATTATTCGCATTCGTGAATTACCAGTGGGATGCTGGACCAAAGATTACAAAGAATTTCTGGAAGAGATGCTAGTGAAACAAGAAGAAGACCGTGCCGCTGCCAAGAAGGCAGGCACACCGTATCTTGCCCATCTCAAATCCTTTGAAGAAGCCTATAACGATATTGATGTTGATTTCATTCTTCATATGGAACCAGATGGGTACCATGAAGCAAAACGATATCCTGCTGAATTTGAAAAGCGATTTAAGATGACTACTTCGTTCAAGACCTCCAACATGGTTGCCTTTGATGTCGATGGGAAGATTAAGAAATTTGCATCGGTCAATGAAATCCTGGATCGATTCTATCATACCCGCTTGGATGGCTATAGTCGTCGAAAGGCGTACCAGCTCGAAGAGTTGGCGCGTCAATTAATTGAATTAAATGCCAAATACGTCTTTGTATTGGCAATCGTAGAAAAGCGATTAACAGTCACCAATGTGTCCGATGAAGACTTGTTAGCTGGATTGGTAAGATTGAAACTTCCTCCGTTGTCAGAAGGCGAAGGATTGAAGGGATATGAATATTTGCTGCGCATGCGCATTGATCGCCTCAAAGCCTCCTCGGTGGCTGAATTAGCCAAGGAGGTCGCAGATATTAGTGCCGAGCGCGATCGCTTGGCAGCAACCGCTCCTGAAACAATTTGGAGTTCTGAATTGGATGCCTTTGCAACTACTTGGGAGACCTATGCCAAAGAGCGTACAGCGACCTATACTGTTGCTGCAAGTATTCCTGTGAAAAAGAAGCGAACAGTGAAGCCGAAAGCTGTCTCCGCTACCTTATCTATTGAGTAAAATTGATTTATTCCTTACATTTTTTAAATTTATTAAACAATGCAAGTGGTAACGGATTATCATGAACAAGCCTATGCCCTTCAATGTCTTCGACAATATCGTAGACATACTCCTGGAGAACCACTGTTAATGATTCCCTTATATTATACAGGAAATCGTTACAGTCGTGAAATGTCTACCTACAGTCACTTTGAAGCCTTTCCGCATCGATACAATATCTTTCGAACAGTGGAGGGAACGTATCTTCTACGTAATTTAGAAAAAGAACTCTTAACAGCATGTCAGTATGGACACTATGATGCAGTTTATGAACTAGTCTCTCATAAAGAACTGATTCTGAATTTCCAAGATGATTATGGAAATACACCTCTTCATTATGCCTGCTGGTATATGGAACAGACAGGTGATCCTCGCATGAGTGCTCTTTTAATACACTGTGGAGCAAATCCAGTGATTTATAATCACAATGGGTTCTTTCCAAC